AAGGCTTACAATATGATGGTATTACAGATGTAATTTATTTAAGAGATAAATTATTTGCTGCTTTAAAGATCCCAAAAGCATTCCTCGGGTATGAAAAAGACTTAACAGGTAAAGCTACACTAGCAGCAGAAGATATCAGATTTGCCCGTACAATTGATCGCATTCAACGTATTATCCTCTCAGAGTTAAATAAAATAGCATTAGTTCATTTATATACCCAAGGATATACTGCTGAAAGTTTAACTAATTTTGAACTATCATTAACTACACCTTCAATAATCTATGATCAAGAAAGGATAGCATTAATGAAAGAGAAAGTAGATCTTTCAAATCAAATGATAGAATCTGGTTTATTCCCATCTGATTGGATATATGAGAATATATGGCATCTAAGCGAAGACACTTACGATGAATTAAGAGACCTAGCTAGAGAAGATGCTAAGCGTAAATTTAGAAAAACCCAAATAGAATCAGAAGGAAATGACCCAGTAGAAACAGGCCAATCATACGGTACACCACATGATTTAGCATCATTATATGGTAGAAGTAGATTTGAAGGTAAAGAAGATGTTCCTATTGGGTATGATGAGAAGGCAACTCTAGGAAGACCTAAAGAAAAAATAACTAATAAAAATACTCAAAATAATGCGTTTGGTAAAGACAGAGTAGGAGTAATAGGAATGAAAAAAGATAATGATGCTTCTGATTCAATAAAACCTAACTATAAAGGCGGCTCCCCTCTAGCACTCGAAAACAAAAAATTATCCAAAGCGCAAACTACCATGTTAGATAAGATTCCGATCACACGAAAACAATTAGTATTCGAGTCAGATAAGTATAAAGAATCACTATTAGATGAAAACCAAATACGTGAGTAACAAACCTCAACATATTTATAAATAAACCAATAATTTAGAATGAAAATCAAACATTCGAAATACAAAAACCCAGGTATTCTTTTTGAATTACTTGTTAGACAAATCACAGCTGATACTTTAGAAGGAAAAGATTCCCCTATTAAAGGTCTCCTTAAAAAATATTTTGTTAAGACAGAATTAGGAAAAGAATTTAGATTGTATGAGACTCTCCTCAAAAAGACTAGTTTAACAGAGGCTAAAGCTAATGTAATTATTGATACTTTGATTGAATCGTCTAAAACATTAAATAGAAGAGCTATAAAAAAACAAAAATATAATCTTATAGCTGAGATCCAAAAACATTATGACTTAAACCAGTTTTTTAATCATAAATTACCTAATTATAAAATCCACGCTGCGTTTTATACATTAATAGAAATATACAACACATCATTAGATATCAACCCTGAAAATATTATTAATAATAAAATAACCATCCTAGAACATTTAACAGCAGCCCCGATATCAGAGAAAAAAATCAAAGATGATATTTTAGAAGAATTTAAAAAATCTGATAAGGATACTAGGATTTTAACTTACCGTATTATATTAGAAAACTTTAATGATAAGTATGATGATTTAAATAACCATCAAAAAGCAATTTTAAAAGAACTTATCAATTCTATAGATAATACCCCTCGTTTAAAAGAATTTTATACTATTAAATTAAATGAGATCAAAACCGAATTAAAAAAATTAAATTCTAAAACTAAGGACCCTGTAACTAAAATTAAACTCAATGAGGTTATATCATTAATTAAACCTATAGATAAAAACCATAAAGTTACAGATGATGATTTGGTTAATTTGTTACAATATTGCGATTTATTAACTGAATTAGAAGTAGTAAATGTCTGATAGAATAAAAAATATCATAAGAGAAACTATTAAAAAACTAAAAGAAGAATCATCGACTGGTAGTGGGGGTGCAAGCATGTCACCTGGAACCGGCCCCCAATATGCTACTAAATACTCTTTTAGTAAAGGGACTAATGAAAAAGGAGTAAAAAACCCATACTACTACAAATTAGGATGGAAAGCAGTACCTAAAAAAATTAAAGGATCTGGTTTAGAAGTCAAAAAATTATTTGAAGTTGACCCTATTAATGAAGAAAATGAATTCCAACAAGAAAGGATAAAAGCATTTAATCAAATAGAAGATGAATTAAATTCATTATTTCCGTTATTATCAAATGCAAAAAACAATACAATAGATTTTTACTCAGCAAATCCAGGCTCAAGTGAAATTATTATATCTACTGATTTGATTTTAGAATACATACAAGACATAAAAAAATTATTAAAAGAAGAAGAATGAAAACTCTTAACGAACAATATCAATTAATTAAAGAAGGGAAAGGACATAAAAATATGTTCTTAAATGATGCTAAAAGGCAATTTCCTAATTATATTCGTAATGCTGCTACATTTGATGAGGCGGCTACTATCCTTAAGCAAAAAGGAGTTATTAATGAAAATATAATTAGTCTTTCTCCTATTAATAAAATTGAATCTAAGAAAGAATCATTTGAAGTAGCATTTGAAAAATTTCTTGAAGAAGCTAAAGATCCTCAAATTAAAGGAAAAGAAGTTAAAGCTAAAAAAGTAAAATCCCAAGAAGAAACTGAAAAAGCTGAATTAAAAAAATCTTCAAAACAAGTTGAAGAAGATCTTAAAAAAGGATATGACCAAACTGATGAAAAAAATATTGACAATTTGATATTTGATCAAGTGATGACTGGTTATTATGCTGAAATGAAAGATCCTAAAAATGCTGAAAAAACAATGCAACAACTAAAAGATATTGTGTTGAAAAATTTAGCTAAAGACCCAATTTACTACACAAAAGATGGCCAATTTGGTATCAAAGGAGTAGGGTATACAACTGAACATCCCGGTTTAGGCACCCCAAAGGAAGCCAAAGGTAAATTCAAATCATCCGGATATGGTGACTTAAATGAATCGATCCAACCATTAAGTGAAGAAGATAAATTACGTAAAGTAATTCGTGAAATCATTGAAGAGGAAATAGAAGAAGTAAGAGGTGGAGGTAATTATGGGATTCCTACTATTAATACTTCTAATTTAGAAAAAGGAGAACAAAAGATTCCCACATATTACATTTTAACCTCTGAAGCTAGAAAAGCATTCAACCTTTCAAACCCAGGAGTTAATGCATCTTCATATGACTCATCCTTAGCAATCCCTCACATTAGAGTCACTCCTAGTAATACCATCTTCATTTCAGACTTACTTTATGTTACTTTAGGAGGAATGGAAAAAGGTAGAGGTACTAGAGAAAAACAAATTGAAGATAATAAAAACCGCCTTAAAGTCATCACTAATGAAATCCCAGATAGATGGTGGCCAATGGTTAGAGCATTATTTAAAAAATATGCTGAACCTAAAACAACTTCAATCCCTACATTTGGAAAAGATGTTTTATATCATGAGATTAGACTTCAAGATAGTGGATATAAAGTAGAAAAATTAGAAGATTGGATTAATGACAAATTAATTGAAATTGATGATAAATTAGCCCAAGCTGCTTCTGGAGAAATACGAAGAGGTCGTCCTGTAAATGTTGGAGCTTTAAAGAAATTTAAAAAACAGCTAGAGGATATGGAACCTAATGCTAAAGGTGGTATGGCAATAATTCCTCCTCCACGTGAGGGAATGGCTGAATCCTTATTACGTGAGAGTATTGAAAAAGACCTTGCTGATATCAATAAAGAAGCTGAACGTGAAGTATTACAGAGTAAATTAGATAAAATTGATGCTTTAATTGATAAACGTAAATCTCAACTCGGAAAACTTGATGAAGATGAAGATATGAAAGCTTTAACTGATAAGAAAAAAGTTAAAGAACTTGAAAGAGATATTAAAAAATTAGAAGTAGCTCGTAAAAAAGTTGAGAAAATACTCCATAAAACTAAAGGTAAAAAGAAAGAAATTATTGATGAAGTAGGTGAGGATGATACTAATCCTGAACTTATGAAAGCTGTAGCTCAAGCTGAAGAAATGTATAATGGTGGGTTAGATATGGACGATATTTTAGTTAAATTTAATCCCCGTATGCGTAATGATATAGAAAGTCGTTTAATGAATAACATATGAATAAAGAACTCTTAATAGGACAACCATTATTATATTCTCCTTCTCTTTCTACTATATCTGAAGGGATGGGAGTTGCCACTGATGGTAATATTCTCCTCAAAAATGTCCTAGTAATTACAGCTGAAGAACAAAACGGTAATGGTAGAGTTTACCCCATCGAATTATGGGAAAGAGAAATTGAAAAATTTCAATCTAAAATTAAAAAACAAACCACAGAGTGTGTTGGTGAACTTGACCATCCTGATTCTTCAATAGTTAACTTAAGAAATGGGTCTCATATTATTCGTAAATTATATTGGAAGGGAAAAGAAGTATATGCTGATATGGAAATACTTTGTGAGCAAGGGCCTAGAGGAAATGAAGCAGGAAGAATCTTAGGCTCCTACTTAAGAAATGGCCTATCTATAGGATTCAGTACTCGCGGCATGGGTTCTTTAAAAGAACAAAACGGAGTATTAACAGTCCAGGAAGATTTTGATTTTGTAACTATAGATGCTGTATCTAACCCATCTAATCATGGTTCGTGGGGTACTTTAAATGAAGGAAAAATTTCTTCTAATATTAACCCATATTCTAAAATAAATTCTATAGTAACAGAAATACTTTGTTCACAAGGATCTTGCCCAATCTGGTAGAAAAAATGCAAACCGGTACAAGAATTGCTCTCTTTTTGAGAGCTTTTTTTGTCTTTTGCGACTTTGAATATTTTTTAACATATATATAACACGAATATGCTACCCCTCAATAATATGTAGCATTAATTAAATAATATCTATTACGTTTTTATAATAAACGTACTTTCCCAACAAAATAAATTTAGGAAAAATGTCAACAAACAGAAATTTGCTTAAAGAAGCAATTGCTGATGCTAAAACCGTCAAGGAAACTGCAATAGCAAATGCAAAAGCAGTTCTAGAAGAATCATTTGCTCCACAATTAAAATCTATGATCTCTCTTAAACTCCAGGAAATGGCTGATGAGTATGATGAGTATGAAGAAGATGAAATGACTGATGATGAACTACTCAGCATGGAAGAAGCTTCAAATAAAGATATGGATCTAGGTGAAGAAATGGATTTAGATGATCTCTTAAAAGAACTAAACGAAGAAGAAGAGGAAGAAGAATCTGAAGAAGAGGAAGAAGAATCTGAAGAAGGTGAACCTGTTAATCTTGAAGATATGACAGATGAAGATCTTAAAAATATGATCGAAGATGTTATTAAAGATATGATTAAATCAGGTGAACTTGAAGCCGGAGAGGGTGAAGAAGAAACAGAAGACGAAATGGAAGACGAAATGGAAGACGAAGAAGTAAATCTAGAAGAACTCTTAAGAGAAATTGAATCTCTTGAAGAAAAAGACGAAATGTATGAAAATGATGAAGAAATGATGTATGAAGAAGAGATAGATGAAATTACTCTTAATCCTTACAAAAGATTCGTTAATAAATTTATTTCCAAGAATCAATCCCTAGCGGATCAAGCTAAATCTGATGAAGAAGCTTACAACAAACTTTATACCCTATTCCAAAATTATATGAAGGACAATGGCATTTCAGGAGGTGCTAGAAACGAATATATAGGACCTTTCAATGCTATGTTTGGTAAAAAAGGAGAAGGAGCTTATAAAGGAGGTAAATTCTCAGCTACAGGTGCTGGTGAATTGAGCGGAGGACAGGTTTCTGAACTTCAAAATAAATTGGATGAAGCCTATTCAACAATCGAAACTCTTCGTAGAGATTTAAATGAAGTTAATTTGTTAAATGCTAAATTGCTTTACACAAATAAAATCTTTAAATCTAAAAACTTAAACGAAAATCAAAAGGTTAAAGTACTTAGCTCATTTGATAAAGCAACCACAGTTAATGAAGTTAAATTAGTATTTGAAACTTTAAACGAGGGATTAAAAGTTAAAACTACTAAATTAAACGAAAACTTAGGAAGTGCATCAAAAGTATTAGGTACACCTAAAAAACAACCAATTGTAGAATCAAATGATATGGTCGCTAGATTCCAAAAATTGGCGGGAATTATTTAATTTTTAACTAAAAACCAAAAACAAAAAACAATGTCAAACATTAATTCACTTTTAGAAAGCTCTGCTAACGGATGGAGAAACATGCAGAGTGACGCAGCTAGATTGTCTGCTAAGTGGGGTAAGACAGGACTTCTTGAAGGTCTCGGAAACGAGGTTGAAAAGAATAACATGTCTATGATCCTTGAAAACCAAGCTAAACAACTTGTAACTGAAGCCTCTACTAACACTACCTCAGCTGGTGGTACATTCTCAGCAGGAACAGGTGCACAGTGGGCAGGAGTTGCTCTCCCATTGGTACGTAAGGTATTTGGTTCGATTTCTTCTAAAGAATTCGTTTCAGTACAGCCTATGAATTTGCCTTCTGGACTAGTATTCTTCCTTGATTTCCAGTACGATCAAGCTAAAAACTTGAACTTTGGCCCTGGAGGGAACGTATTTACAGCACCAGCATCAATGTATGGTGACACTAACCCAGGTGTTTCTACAGACGCTAATGGTGGTCTTTATGGAGCTGGCCGTTTCGGTTACTCTATCAACCAATTCTCAGCTTCTATTGCTGATGCTAACTTAACAGTATCAACAGGATCTTGGGCAGACCTAGGATATGCAGCTGAACTTTCAGCATCTGCAGCTAGTGGCCAGTATACTAAAGTTGCAGTAGCAGCTTCAGCATTGAGCTTCCCAGACCTTAAAGGAGTACGTGCATTTACTCTATCTTCAGGTTCAACTCTAGTAGCAGCAACTACTACTCGTGCGTTACCTCAATTCACTACAACTGATGGTACTAACATCTACTTCATCTTTACAGGTTCAGTAGCATCTACAGGTATCCCAGTTGATGGTGTTGCTACAAACGTTGTTTGGTATAACCGTCAACCGGTTGATTACGCTCGTGGTGATTTCGAAGATCAATCAAGTGCTACTGCTGGTGGTTATCCTAACGCTGAATCTACATCAGCTGACCAATTAGCAATCCCACAGATCAACGTTCAGTTGAAGTCTGAAGCTATTGTTGCTAAAACTCGTAAGTTGAAAGCACAGTGGACACCAGAATTCGCTCAGGATCTTAACGCTTATCAAGCACTTGATGCTGAAGCTGAATTAACATCTATCATGTCTGAGTACATCGCATTAGAAATGGATCTTGAAGTACTTGATATGTTGATCCAAGATGCTTCTGCATGGGATGAGTACTGGAATGTTCAAAATAACCAGCAATTGAATGCTGCTAAAACTGGATATGATAATCTTAACTTCTACAACACTCAGGGTCAGTGGTTCCAAACTCTTGGTACTAAATTCCAGAAAGTAAGCAACAAGATCCACCAGAAAACTCTTC